ACTCTTTTAGCCCCTGTTTCATCGCCACAGAGAGGTTCATCACCGCTTTGGTCGCCTGGTCAAAAACATCTCCTTTGATGTCCTTGAATGTAAGTAATAGAGCCTGCACTCCCATTATTGTTTCATCACCAAAGGTGGTGACCTTTTGGAGGGAGCCCGCCATTTTTTCCAATTCATCTGCCGTCTTTCCCGATACCCCACCGGTGGACTTGAGGGCTGTCTCTACCCGCTGAAGGGCCTCCTCCTGCTCTATTGACGCAGAAATAATCTGATTGAAGGTCCGGCGGGTAGCATACAGCCCCCCTATCCCAATTGCTACCTTTTTCAAAGTGGACGCCAGAGAGGAGGCACTTTTTTCAGTCCGGTCTAGGGATTTTTGGGCACTTCCCCCAAATTCTTCCATCTCCTTCCGGGCCTGTTTCAGCCGGGTAGTATCTACCCCAAGAATGACTAACAACTCCGCCATAGGTGTCATTTTTTCCTCTCCCTCCTCTCTGACCCTTTCGGAAACCGGGTTTGATTCACTTTATGTATCCCAGAAAGTATTTGCTTCATTTCCTCCACTGATTGCTCCGCCTTGACTGGCTCCTCTCCCCATCTGGGTATAAAGTCCTTGGCCGTAGCCATCGGGGAGGAACCCTTTTCGCCCCAATACACCTTGAACAAATTAGATAAGAGAGCCATCAGCCCGGCAAACAGATAATCCAACCGCTCATCCCCAAGGGGCTCAATGGAAGCAAACGCCTCCCATTCTTTGAGTTGGGGCCCGGATAAATCCTCCAACAGATAATCCGGGTGGGGATACCCTAATGTTTGTGCGAGCCTGAACTGGAACCTCCTTCCCGGCCTTTTTTTAAGTTTTTTACCATGTCTTTCTGGTCCTGTTCCGTAATACGGTTCAACCGCTGTGCCACCTCAACGATTTTATGGAGCCGGGAGGCTTTTATGTTCTGGCTCAACGTTTCATAATCCCCCGGTTCCATGATATTCTCCCCGTTCTCATCGCAGAGGGTGTATACTGCTAGTTTTGCCCGGAAATCCTCCAAATTCTGCGTAACGTCAACCACCTTTCCGGCCTCATCCCTCACATCCTGAAGGATACTGGCTTCAAAGCGGTCCCGTTCCCTTCCCGTCATCTGGCGGACAAAAACAAAATCCCCATCCCCCAGGTCCACTTTCGTAATTTCCAACGCTTGTTTCTTGAGTAGTGCTTCCCGATTTAACAGGGCCATGATTAGGCACCTCCTAGTTTATTTTATTATGCTCCACTTGAATTGCTGTACAGATCCACCTTGCCGGAAATCTGAATTACCGTATCCACCGCTATGAGTCCCTCTGGAATTGTGAGCGGAATTTCAGTTACAATTCCCTCGAACTCAAGAACCGTTTCATCATCATCCGGGAGCACAATACGATAATTCTGCAAATCGTCGCTCTCAAAATCGTCCTTCAGAGCCTCGTACCCCGCTCGTGTATAGTTCATAGAAAGAGCAATTGTGCCCGGATTCCGAAAGCCTGTGATGAAGGTCCGATATCCGCCTTCAGTATTGAGCGTGGTTGTATCAATGGTGTCCCGGGTCATACTAGGTCCAGTTATACTACGAATTTCAGCAATTTCTTCCCAGTCACCGGAACTACCTACAGCCGCCCATCTCTGAAAACTTACACCTACTCCAGATTTTGCCACGTTAAATTACCTCCTTTCTTTGCAAATCAAAATTGGCTACAAAAATCGCCCGCCCGTTGTCATCCCATGCCATAAATGCGGGGCTTGCCGTGCATCTAATTACATCGTACAAAGCATCATTCCACTCTTCTCCTGCCCGGCCGTGGAGAGATGCTATTACATCATTAATTTGTGCCCATCCGTCTGGGTATGAATTATTCCGCACTCGTATTTGGATGGATGGATATTCATAATGCACTTGTTTATCTAGCGTCAACATAGGGGCTCTGCCCACAGAATCAAAAATGGTAACGCAATTATCAGGGGTTGATGGTTCAGCCCCGATAAATAAATTTTCGCCGAATTGAAGTTCCGACAATGAACCATCTTCAGTTAACATATCTTTGATATCTTCAGAAGGCATATTCATCTTCGTATCCTCGCTTCTGATTTGATGATATCCAAAATTTTCTTCTCATTTCTTTTTATTGCTGCTTCAAGAAACTTCGGACCAGATCCGGGATGCTTAAAATGTGCCATCATATCTTCGTGCACCTTGAATGCATAATAGGCTGTAAATCCAAGAGCGATTGCTGGGAC